GGTACGAACTATGAAAAGAGACAAGGTCCTAGAAAAGGCAGGAGAATACATCAACGGTGATCGAGCCAAAGATTACGGGGATGCATACGACAACTTCACGCGTATCGCTGACGGGTGGAACTTGATTATCAAAGAAGCACAAACCACACACGGTCAGGTCACCGCACGACATGTAGCGTTGATGCTCGATTGGATGAAGACGGCACGGCTGCTGCACAACTTAGATTCCACAGACGGATGGATCGACAAGGTTGGGTACAGTGCGTTGGGTTGCGAATGCTCTGATCGTAAAGGTAATAAGTAGGATGGAAAACTTATTCGGTAGCGACCTTCAACATCAGTTCAAGAACGAACTCAACTTGATCGATAAGAACTGGAACATACCCTCGGAGTATCCTGATCTGACAGGACACAAAGAGATAGCCGTGGATCTCGAGACCAAGGACCCCAACATCAAAACACTAGGGCCAGGATGGGCGAGAAACGACGGTCACATTATTGGTGTGGCTGTAGCCGCAGGAGATGAGCAGTGGTACTTCCCCATGCGCCATCAGAACGGACACAACCTCGATGCAAGGATGGTACTCAAATGGATCAACAGGCAGCTATCTGTGCCTGACATGAACATCATCATGCACAATGCGACGTACGACGCAGGATGGCTCCGTGCAGAGGGGGTAGAGATCAAAGGCAACATAATCGACACGATGATAACAGGGGCACTGGTGGACGAGAACAGGTGGTCCTTTGGCCTAGACGCTATGGCCCGTGACTATGCAGGTATCCGCAAGGATGAGAAGCTGCTCAAGGCTGCGGCTGAAGCGTGGGGCATCGATCCCAAGGCAGAGATGTGGCAACTCCCACCTATGTATGTCGGATCATACGCTGAACAGGATGCCCACGCGACACTGAAACTATGGCAATCCTTGCGTATCGAACTGGAAAAACAGGACCTGTGGTCGATCTGGCGGTTGGAAACTGGGTTGATACCCTGTCTGCTCGACATGAGAACCAAAGGTGTGCGCGTGGATCTGGACAAAGCCGAGCGTAACAAGAAGCTAATCAAGAAAGAAACGGATGCCCTGCGTAAGTTGATCAAGAAAGAAGCAGGGATGGATGTGGACATATGGGCTGCGGCATCGATCCAACAGATGTTCGAGAAGCTAGGCATGGAGTATCCACGCACTGACAAAGGGGCACCCTCGTTTACCAAGGCGTATCTCAACAACCATGAAGCAGAGATATGTCAGGCGTTGGTTCGGCTGCGTGAGTTCGACAAAGCAGATAGCACATTCATCGATAGCATCCTGCGGCACGAGCATAACGGACGGATCCATACGGAACTACACTCCACTCGAAGAGACGAAGGGGGCACGGTCACGGGTAGATTTTCAGCATCGAACCCCAACCTTCAGCAAATTCCTGCACGGGACAAGGAACTGAAGAAGATGATTCGAGGTTTGTTTATACCCGAGGAAGGATGCAAGTGGGGGTCGTTCGATTACTCGAGCCAAGAACCGAGGCTCTTGGTACACTTTGCTGCGAACATGCCTGAGATGATGCGTGGTCCGTTGGTTGATAACATCGTTGAAGAGTTCAACAGTGGGGACGTTGACCTACACCAGATGGTAGCGGACTTGGCAGGTATCACCCGTAAGGAAGCGAAGACCGTGAACCTTGGTATCATGTACGGCATGGGTGTTGGTAAACTGGCAGACCAGTTGGCTATCTCTGGAGATGAGGCCAAGGATCTACTCGACAAGCACCATCAGAAGGTTCCGTTTGTAAAGCAGTTGGCTACAGCAGCATCGAACAGAGCAGGGGACAAAGGGCAGATCCGAACCCTGTTGGGTAGGTTGTGTCGCTTCGATCTGTGGGAACCAAGCACGTTCGGGTACAATAAACCTTTGCCATACGATGAGGCGAACAAGAAGTATGGGGGCATGGGAAAGCTGAGAAGAGCGTTTACTTACAAGGCGTTAAACAGATTGATCCAAGGATCAGCAGCCGACCAAACAAAAAAAGCTATGCTAGATTGCTATGAACAGGGACTTACTCCTATGCTTACGGTCCATGATGAGTTATGCTTCAACGTAGAGGGGCAAGAGCAAGCAACTCAAATACAGAAAATTATGGAAACTGGTGTACCGCTCAAAGTCCCCTCGAAAATAGACGTAGATATCCAAGATGATTGGGGCGAGATAGAATGAAAGATAACGACGAAATCAAATCCCTTGGCTTCAAGGAAATGCATCCTATGCAAGTGGAGGCTTTGGTTGATCTAATCAATCGCGCACTAAATCTTGCATGCATGACTGGAGACGAGGAGATTATCCAAGAGATCGAACAATCTTCAGACGAAGTCATACACCTGTTCGGTGGCAACGGAGTGTCGGTTAAGATCGACGTACACTAGCGGTTCAACAACTCTCGGGTTCGAGGATCAGGGATCAGCCGTGGATCAACTTTTCGAGGTTGAAAACCTGTAGGAGGTGCAGGATATTTCATTGGAGAAGTAGGTCGAGGAGAGGTTTTGATTGAGTTTCTTGGAACAAAACCAGGCGGTGGTGCAGGAACATTGGTGGGTTGCCGAATACGCTGTCTTTCTTCACGCTGTTTATCAGTCACCAAGTCTCTAGTGCGAAACTCGTTATACATATTTCCAATCTCTGCACGAGGCAACTGACCAATGGTGCCGTTTTTCTGCATCTGATTAACCACTGAATTGCTAGGACGAAACGGATCGAAGCGACCTTGAAGTATGAAATCAGTTCCACCTATCCTACGGTCTTTTAATACCTTTCGGATCTCTGACTCAGGTAATCCAAGTTGGCGCATGTCTTCGATCTTTTGATAGAATTGATTAGATGCCTTATAACGAGCTTCGTTAGCTTTGCGATAAGCATTCAACAAAGAACCACTGTCTACGTCTCCTCGGTACGCCACATTGTTAAACAAGTTGGTCGCGTTACGAATTGCTTCTTGGAACTCAACACCTGCGTAATACAAGGATCTTTCTGGGTTAATGTTTAGAGGTGTGACACCTGTAAATGCACGAAACACTTCCGTCTCTGGGTCATATTTTCTAAATGACTTGTCCTGAGATGCTAGTATAGCATTCGGATCATCACTGCCAAACATACCTCTTAACGCACGACTGGGTTCCAGTTCACCTCCGCGAATGTTGACTGGAAGAAACCCTGGATTAAATGCGTCTAACACATGAAGAAGAGACTTTCCTATCTTTTCCCCTGAACTTTCTCCTGGTCTATATACCTTGGCACCAGTAACCGTTTCACCACCACGACCTCCAAGCACAGCCATGTTATACAGCTTGCCAGTTATTCCCTCTGTTTGAGGATTAGCTACATCTTTTAATTTTCCTAGAAGAATAGACTCATCCATGAAAGGACTAAATGTTTCCACCATGGCCTGTCCCATAGCTTCCATCGTAATTTGTATCGCTGACTTACCTAGACGACGACCTTCATCAATTTCGTTTAATGCAGTATTAATTCCTCGTTCAAGCATGTCATATGGGTTAGAGTAACTAAAGTTAATGTACTCTGGCATACCTTTTTCATCTCTACCAATTGGAACAAGTCTAGAATTTTTCTCCCAAGGCATTGCAAAAGAACGTCGATATGCTTCCATTTCTTCCTCTGACACACCCGTAAGCTCGTGAGCCAAAGCCGATACTCCCATTGGTACACCCGCATATGTAGTAGCGGCACCTATTAATCTTCGCATGCCAATCTTCTGTACTTCGGCATTTGGATCTAAAAGCTCATCCACGCCACGTTGTATGACATTGGTTCCTGTGCGTAAGATTTCGTAGGGAAACGCAACAAAGTTACCATATGGAGAACGCCGTAAATAACTGATAGCCTCGGGCACCATATTATAATTGGGTACAGTATTGCGTACAATGTCTGCTGCTTCTTCTTTTACTAACTGGTCAAGAAAACTGGGGTCCGAGTTAACCTTTCGTCGCAATTGATCTGGTGTCATAGCAGAGGTGCGGTTCTTTGTAAGATACCGTACTTGTTCTTCTACGGGGGCACTACGCAAAGCATTTCTAATTTTTTCTTGTTCAAATTTGTAATTGTATATTTTCCAAATATCATCGCCGCCTTGATACAAATCCTGCGCTTTTTTGTTTACGCTACCCAAAAAACCGCCAAGTTTATTATCTTGTAGCCTACGAGCAAAGGCACTCGATCCATACTTTCCTTTATCTTCAGCAGTGAAACCTAAACCTTTTCCGATGATGTCCTGTAGTTCTCGCAACTCTGCGTTCGTTCCAATCACACCAAGGTTAGACATTTCTTCTAACTCATCTAA